TAGATATGTTATCTAGTAATACGCCTCTGAACTGCTCAACACTCATTCCATTTTGGATAGCATTATCAGCCAAATCTCTTTGACCATGGTGCTTACCTAACGCTGAAATTTCTTTAGCGTTTTTTAGCATTTCTGCTTTTACAGATTCAGTAGCTTCACTTCTGATAGCATTTGAATCTATTTTATTTTCTGTTTCCATTTTAATATCCTTAAAATTTAATTCTTGTTTATCTTTACGCCCAACTCCAACTAAAACTGATTGATCTGCTGGAATACCAACACTAGAAATCTCCATTGGAGTCCAGCTAGTAGCCCTGTAATGATCGCCAATAATGTCATTGCTATCACGTTCCATTTTATTTACCCTGTAGCCAACGGATATATTTTTTCTAATACCGTCTTTTACATCTTCGAAAATCTCTGAAGCTAGATCACTTTTCCCAAAGCGAACTACAGCGGTTGTCCTTTTCGCTGTTTCATCAATTTTAAAATCTTCTACTACTCCGATAACTTGGCTCATATCATGGTCAAGTAAAAAAGGTGCAGTTTTACTATCCATAAACGCAGTGTCTATAGATTCTCTTTTATGGTCTAGTACCTCTAAACCAAATGATCTAGAAACAGGCTGCTCACTGGATACACCAATTCTTACAGTTCTGTTTTCTTCATCAATGTAAGATGCTTTAGATAAATCAATTGTTCTGTATGCTATTTCACTAGATACTGATCTATCCTCTTCACCCTCTTCAACTTCAACAGCCATTTCTTCTGGTTCAGTAGTTTCCACTTCTTCAGATTCAGCTTGCACTTCCTCTAGTTCAGTTTCTACAACGTCATCAGTTTCAGAAATGGTGTTTTCAATATTAATATCATCCATTTCATTTTCCTCGCTAGTTGTTATTAAATTTTCTGACATAAGTGTTACCCTCTCCCACCAGTTAAATGAGTAACCCCACGATTAGGCAATCGTTTCCCATACGCCCTAACTTTCATCATCTACACCTTCAATATCTGCTGGAACAGGCTGCTTTTGACCAAATGGCTGATAAGCAGACTTAATTCCGTATTGATCCATAAGATCTTTTTCTTTTTGGTGCATTTCCATTAGCTCTTCTGCGTCTCTACCCTGGGAGGCTGCAATATCTGAGTATGTCGTTATTCCGTTTTGCAAACCTACTACGTTTGCTTGTATTTCTTTTAAAGGATCAATCCAAGACCATTCTCTACAAACGTAATTTGTAGCATTAAAAAACTTGTCAAATTTGGCTATAGGTAGGTTTATAGCCCCTGTTGATATAGACATTTCAAGCCATTTCTTAAATATTGGCTCTAACATATGTTCTACCATAAACTTCTGGTAGATTTGATACATAGACCTGTCCTCTAAAGCTCCCTGCCTAATAGAACTGTAATTAACTGAAGTAAGGTCATTTGTTAATGAATGATATGAGATGTTTAAACCAGAGGCTATGCCTCTTAATATCGAAGTTGTGAATGAATCAAATGCAGTTGACGGATGACTAGGATCAAATGTTTGAAACTGCATACCTGCTGGTAGTTGCTCAAATGTACCTGCTTGAGCTGACATAACTGGAGCATAACTATCCTCAACACCATCTCCAACGTATGAATTGCCATCTGGAGAGGTAAAGAAGCCCATTTTGCTTGCTGCTGTACGAGCTGCAACTATCTCTGCTTCATAATAACCATTTAACATCTTAATATTAGCCATAGAAGTAGCAACCAAAGAAACACCCCTAGTTTGTTCTGGCCTTGTTGGTATATAGCAATGTAATAGCTCTTCTGCTGGTACTCTTATATGTTTTCTTGATGTTGCATATAAAGTATCGTATGGATGATCTTTAAATAGGTAGTAAGCAACAGGTTTATCAAAAGAATCAACCTCAACACCCATTTTAATAGTGTTTCCATTGCTAGCAGTATCGTTAAAATCTTCGTCCAGGTGATCTGCTTCATAAAACTGTATTGAATAACCAAATTTATTAGATTTTGTTGGAATATGTCTTATTAATACCTCGCCATCTCTGGCTATAGTTTCAATAAACATCTTTTGGGCATCTAAAAAGCTCATTCTTCCATTAGCAACGCAAATGCCCTTATGACACCACTCCTTCCAAGCAGCTTCTATTTGCTGATTTGCCAAAATATCCAGAGATCCATTATCATCTCTGGCTTTTGAGGAAATTCTAATACCAGCCTTGCCAACGACATTAGAAATCATTAAATTTAAATATCTTGATACATAAGTATCATTTCTAGCTAATTCTCTAGCCCTTGCTCTCAATATCCTTAGATTAGGTTGTATTTCTGAATCAGCACTAGCTGAAGTTGATTTAAAATCAGAAAACAGCCTACCAGTGTTAGCACCTTGAAAGGATCTCTGGTTCAAGTTAATTGGTTTAGATTCTTTTCTTCTTTTTAGTAAATTATTGTACCAAGCCATTAAAATTCCACCCTTATAGTGTTGCCAGTAGTCATGCCATTTTTAATTCGAGCTTCTTTAACTTCTTTTAACCACTCAGTTTTGTACCTATCTCTAAATGTTAATAACTCATCAATAGACATTCTGGAAAGTGATCTACCTGCAATACTCATACTGCTTTGATCCATATTTGCTCGACCTTCTATAACAGCTTCTATTGAATCAAGAACAATCTTTGCATGAGATCTAACAGCATCATCAATTACAGTTGTATATCCTTCACCAATGACTGCCTCGACTGATCCTGCTGTTTTAATAATAATTGCAGTCCATCTGTAATCACCTGCTGTATAAGATGTTGTGCTAGATGTTTCAAATACATACTCGTTATTACTCTCTGAAGCTGTAATTGTAAAATTTGCAGCAGTAGTTCCGCTAATAAGATAAAACTTGTACTTTAAGGAATAATCAGCAAGCGGATAATCAGAAGCTAAATCTGATCTTTTCCATGCCCAAAAGTCTGATTTTTGTAAAGCATCAGGTACTTGGTTTGGGTAATTGGTTGAATCAAAAGCGTTACTCAAGTAAAAACCTCATTAATAATTTGATATATCTACTATTAAAGCTATGCACCAAAATATAAATGTCAACAATCTGAAGTACGTTTTATGTATCTTTCCAACTATTAGCAAAATTGTCATTTTGCCTTGATCTTTGCCTAATTAATGGATTCTTATTCTCTTGAGGTACGACCTCCTTCTCTCCCATCAACGTCTTTTGTTCTATCAAGTCCCAATTAGGGTTAAGTATGTAAATAGCAGCAAAACAATACACTAAACAGTCTAATGCTTCGTTTCTTGGCCTAACTTGTTTCCAGACAAGTGACTTACGCCCTCTAATGAACTTAGCAACCCTTTTCTCTGCTGTTAGCTGCTTAAAGTATTCCTCATCAACATCAGAAGGAAAATGCAAGGTAGATTCATTAACATCAGTAGTTAAGCGAGCATATATAGCTTCTTTAGCTGAATCAGTACCAACACCATACAAAACTGCTTTATTCTTACCTACAAATGTAGGTTTATTAGCTATTGGCTTACCTGCAACACTTAAACCTTTAATTGCAAATATTCTTCTAGCTTGTCTTGGCTTTGTGAATTGGTATACCTGGTTAGTATGATGGCCACCTGAGTCTATACAAGTACAAGATATAGGCATCACCCTTCCAGACTCAGTTTTAAAACGCATCTTTAAAAAAGCATCTAAGTCTGACCAAACATTAGAAGCGTTAGGATCTCCCCAGAATATGCGGTGGTCTAATACCCAGGCTTCATAGTTACGACCAAAGCCAGTTAATGAAATTTCCAATCGGTCTTTTTGGGTATCAACCCCAGCAACAATAACTAATACATCTTCTGGAATAGCAGTATGGTCATAATTTAACCTACGTTCTAACAAAGTTTCATATTCAACGCCATCTGATTGCTCTTCCCACGATTCTCCTAGTGCAGTATTTATAAATGTCTTTAATGTTTCTGGGTTCTTTTTAGCTTCAAGGAAATTTGTGGCCATATCAGCCCAAGTTGACCAAACGCTATAAAGTTCAGATATATGAAAGCCTGCTGTTTTGTTTAATGCATTAGTAGCAATCCATTCTCCGTTGTTTATCATCCATTGTTTGCTAGATTCTTCAATTAATGATCCGCAGTCTCCGCAAGCATAAGCTGCTGTCTCTGGTTTATCCTCATCCCATATTACGTTTTTCCATTTCAATATTTGTTTATGATTACACTCTGGGCAAGGGACGTTGTAATATCTTTGGTCTGATTCTTCAAAAGCAGATTCAATAGCAGATATACCTTTTATAGTTGGTGTGCTGCACATAAAGATTTTGCGATTAAAAAAGGTTTTGGTTCTAGCGATTGATAATGATATAGGAGATCCTTCTCCTTTTACGTTATGCTCAAATCTATCAACCTCATCTAAAAATAGACAACGTATGGGACGTGAAGCAAGACCTGCTGGACTTCCAGAAGAAGAAATTGTTATATGACCGCCAGGAAACTTCTTGTGCATTGTCGTATTGCCACTATCTCTACTTTTAGCATCAGAAACAACCTCTCTTAATCTATCGCTATCCCTTATCATTGCTGCAAGCCTATCTTTACTAAACGCCTGCCCCATAGTCAAATTTGGTTGCACAACCATCATAGGAGAAGCATCTTGGTCTATATAATAACCAATAGCATTTAACAGAATTTCTGTCTTACCAACCTGGCTACTTGTCATAACAACGATTCTTTCAATATTAATATTATTAAAAGTGTCCATTATTTCGCGTTGGTATTCACATCTGCTTGTATGCCAGCTCCCTGACTCTGCACTAGACTCTGGGGATAGTTTTCTATATATATCAGCCCACTCGCTAATCGTTAATTTCGGTGGTGGCCTCAATGTTTGCATTGTGTTTTGCAACACGATCTGCATATTCTTTTGGTAATCCATTACTCTCCGCTAGTTCGTTTAAAATTCTGTAAACCTCTTCATCAATAATAACTTTCATTTCTTGAACTGTTTTTACTGCCATAAGCCTATGAGCAATCTTATTAGCTAGACCTAATAAACCTACACGCACAATTGAAAAAATATTAGCCCAGGTACTTAAAACCATTTGAACAGGTAAAAGCAAACCTTCTAGCTCTGACACTTTTAATTCAGCAGCATCAGCTTGGGCTTTTGTTAACCTGGTCTTTTCTTCCTGCATATCACCAGTTCCACTTTTCTT